TCCAGTAATCCCGACTATTTTTAGCTTATTATTCTGCCTATCAGAATTTTACCCTATGTCGAAGGTATTTTCGTCGGTAAAATTCGGGACAGAGTAAAAATAGCTAAAACAATCAAAATCTCCACACTCCTTATGGCCAAGAGATTTGAAATTGGCAAAAAGTCGGTTTAATTCATTCAATACACCATGTCTGCAATAAAAATTAAAGATATGGTTAAAAAAAATTATTCCTTACAATCAAACAAGGCTGTTTTAAGCAGCATCGTTGGATGGAGACCTCCTGTCTTCCATCAGAAATCTGAGTGTTATGTTAGTTTCTTAGCTTTTGACCCAAGCTTTGGACGACTGCGAAGAAAGAGAATCATGCTTGACAAGATAAAGGGCAAGCGCAAACAGCGTGAATATGCTGATGCACTCATGAAGCGTCTCACAGAGAAGCTCATGGATGGTTGGAACCCCTGGATAGAGGCAAGCCAACCTCTCGAATACACACGATGGGAAGATGTGTTGCTCAAATACAGAGAGTATTTGACAAAGCTCTATAATGAGCACAACCTTCGTGAGGAGAGTCTGCATGATTACACCAGTAAGGTGAATGTACTTGAGACATGGATTAAGGTCAAGCACATCAACATCACCTACAGCTATCAATGGGACCGAAACAATGTGAGCAAGTTCCTTGATTATGTTTTCGTAGAAAGAAACAATAGTGTTCTGACCAGAAACAATTATCTGACGTGGCTCAAGACCTTCTCAAAGTATCTTTTTGAACGTGGCTATATCAGCATGAACCCAACGGACGGCCTCGGACGTATCAAGAATCGCCTGAAGAAAGAACGCGATGTGATACCTGACGACGTGATGTTGGAGATACGTGAGTATCTCATGAAGAACAACAAACATTTTCTTCTGGCCTGTGAGATATTGCACTATCTTTTTGTTCGCCCTCGCGAACTTTCTTATCTGAAAATAGGAGATTTCCATCTCAAATCAAAGACACTCACTCTACATGGTGAGCACACAAAGAACAGAAATGATGCCACTATCACTCTACCTGCTCATGTTATCAAGTTGATGCTGGACCTGAATATATTCTCATATCCAAGCAATTATTATCTCTTTTCTGCAGACTTCTGTCCTGGAGAGGAGCATAAGAGCGAAAAGATATTTCGTGATTACTGGCACCGCATACTGCGCAGGGATCTCGGGTTCTCGATGCGTTATAAATTCTACAGTCTGAAAGACACTGGTATAACCAATATGCTTAGGGCAAACACGGATGTATTGTCGGTCAGAGACCAGGCACGACACTCATCAATCCTCATAACAGACATCTATACTCCGAAGGACATCCAGTCTGCGAATGAACTCATCTTGAACTACAGAGGAGTGCTATAAGGAAAAGAGGCGGCAGTATTAATCTGTCGCCTCTATCCATTAAGATATCATGTAAAAGCTACCTGTCATTATTGGCTCGATGCCATCATCTTTGATTTCAACTTCAATTTTAGCGCAAACGAAACGTTTGCCATGAAAAATATAAATCTTTGAAGGGTCTGGTATCTTCGATGATCTGAATTTGATTTCCATACAGTCTTTATTATCTATCACAGATTTCACATGAAATTCATTCAAACTATAGTCAGTTCTCTGCACCAGGCTCAGACTCCAACCTTTAGTTATGCCAAAAACCTTCTTCAGATGCACATCGTCTGTCACAGGAATTGCCCAAGCCATGAAATGATCCATGGCATTGTCATATAAGCAGGATTGTGGTAATGTCGTAGGAATACCTGTTGGCAGCGGATATGTCGCATCCTGCATTTTGTCGAGAAGAAAATATATCTGCATGCTTTCTTTGTCATTCTCCTCATTATCCATATTTGAATCATCTTCAATGGCATCCTCAACAGTCACATAAGCGTAACCATCATCATCTTTTGTCGACTCAAGGCTCTCTGCTTCTTTAGTGTTGACGACAGACAGCATATAGCGAGGTCTCACGTCCTTATTATGACCCGACAATTGAAGCCAATTGCTGTAAGTTGTGAAATCCTGGTCTTTCACAGCAATTGCTGCAGGAGCAATATTGAGTGTGATGCTGTCGTCACTGTCTGTATTGCGAATGAGCGGTGAAAACTCACCACACTCAACCCAGCTACCCTTGGAATCATCTTCCTCATCAGCCTTCCATATATAATATGCCTGCAGACTGCCGGAAGAAAACACCCTCTTGACAATGGTTGTTCTTTTCTTTTTCATATCCCATCCGTTGATAGTTGAATCAAGTTCAGGTGTCATGCCTTGATATGTATATATATCAAAGTATGCCAGCACTTTCTGTGGTATCACCTCATAATTATCCCTCTCTTCAGACTCACCTAAGTTGAACTCAACATTAGAAGTGTCAATCGTGTTGAGCGAGCCATCCTCATCATAATCTACACTGAACTCATCCAATGCTACCATTTCAACAGTCTCTGCATTGAGCAGTTCTGAGCTTCTCAAGATGCTCACCGTGCGCTCAGCTTCGTTGAAATAAATTCTCGCATTGAATAATTTGCGGAACTCTTCCAAAAAAGTATATGCTGTCCAGTGTGGAAGGGCATGACGAAACTCATCCGACTTATAGGCAGAAGCGATGTATAGACCATTCCATGGATTTTGATTGAAATCATCACGAACAACCTTATATCCACATATATTGAGAATATTATGCAATATATGAATTAAATTAGGATGGACAGCCAAGTTGGTGATGTATCTCTTTCTGTTCTTTCCCAATGTCATATTCGCTGTCATATCGTTGGTCTCATCTCGAATAGGTGTGTAAACATACATTCCAGGAATACCTATCATATAAGATGGATTGTATGTTGCGTAGAAATTAAATGTTTTGACCTCTGCCATCAGACCCATAATCTCTTTTGCATTGACTGTCTCCAGCTGGTCTCCCATGCTACCATGCCGTGCTCTGCCCAAATCCATCTCATCAATAAACTTTTTGTCGAATTTGGAATTATACTTCACCCTTGATTTACCACCGAGCAACTGCAGCTTCACTTCTTTCTGATTGACAGATAGTACAGTGCCCACTCCACTCATGATGAGCAAGCCATTGCAGTATAGCTTGCAGTCATCATATTTAGCGAGTTTCTTCTTGACCTCGAACCTTGACACATTCTTGAATATCTCTCTATTAGATAAGACATTCATCGGAAATGTGATGTCATAGGTATATTCTCCATCATCGGTGACATACTGGTTGGCGTATGTCACCTTGATGGATGATGTGGATATAGGATAGGCTTTATGCCCATTGATAATGCATGTTATCATACTACTTGTTGTCTAATAATCGTTCATAATCTTTCAGTTTTCTGTGCAGTCCGCTACGGCCAGCGATAGGCATAACTATCTCCAATCCGTCATCAAGAGTCTGGTTGAGAATAGTGATTGCGTTGTTCACACCATCGAGGGACTCTCGCACCTCACTATTGTCATTGCTGACGTTGACAACAGGAGTGACGACTGCTCCACCGCCACCAGAACCGAGAGCTCTGCTGATATCATCAGCTGTCAGGGAGCCAACAGTATTAGAGCGCTGCGCTCTGTCGATGAGGTCGAAAGCAGGACGAATGGATGAGTTGTTGACAGCCTGATGGTTGGCAACGAACTCTCCTTCGTGAACAACACCAGCCTCTCTGCGATATCGCCTGCCTCCTGTATAACCGCCCGAGTAGTAACCTGCCGCTTCTGCCTGATGCTGTTTTCTGATAGTAGCTATCTGCAGCAGACCAGCAGCAGTGGCCATACCAGCAGCTATTGGTGCCAAGGTCCAGCCGATGAAAGGAACTCGTGCAGCAGATGAATATGCGTTGATGGCAGCCATGGCTGTGGAGGCGATAGCCTGAGCTATCTCAATCTTCATCGCTTTTTTGTTGGCTTTAGCTTTAGCTGCTGCCAACTCCTTGTCACGTTTCTCCTCAAGCCTTTTCTTCTTTTTGGAGTTGTTGCCTGCTGCAGCAATCTGCTTTTCGTAGTTTTTGGAGATTTTGGCCTGCTCCAGATCTGAGCATGCCTGCGAATAAGCTGATGCGGCTGACATGATATTGCTGATGCCATTATATGCAACCTGTGTTTTCTGCACTATCCCATCGAGGAAGTCTGATGTTACCTGCGCCTTAGCCTGCATGTAGGCTGCATGGTTCTGCTCATCGGAGCCATAGAGCTCCTTCAACTTCTCCATGGTGTTCTGGTAGTTCTGCACCTGTGAGACGAAATAGCCTCCGAAACTGCCATTAGTTGACTGAGCATCCCCGGCTGCTGCCTTTGCGCTATTGACCATCTCTGAAGTCTTGGAGTCAATCTTGGCTTGCGTAGAGCCTGCTCCATGATCCTCTGCCTCGATCTGCGCTCTCTGGGCAGCGAACTGCTTGGTTATCTCCAACTTCATCTGCTGATACTCTTCCTCCTTAATTAACCCCTTTTTGTAGAGATTATCAAGGCCATTGAGGTACATTGTTTCCTGTGCTTGAACATCCTGCTTGCCGAACTGCTGACGCAACTCCTTCAGCTGGTTCATATATGACTCCTGCATCTGAAGCTGATGGTCAAGAGATGCCTGCTCCATCTCTGCCTTGAGGTCAAGCCACTCCTCGCTGCCCTCATTGTAAAGGGACAGGCGTCTCTTCATTGCATCGACTTCATTCTGATAGAGAGCTTCATCGAGGGCAATGTCATTCTGATATATTGCAGAACTGGCATCATTATACTGTGCTTTAATGCTTGCTTCCTTCTGGAGACGCTCGCGCTCAATGGTCTGCTCATTCATTTTGATAACAGCATCATCATGTTGCTTAACAACATTGACCTGATTGTCAAGCAACTGCTTATACTCGTTGCTCTCCTCACCATAGAGTTGCTTCAGCTTGGCGAAGCCCTTAATCTGGATGCTCTGACGGTCATCAATGAACTGCTGATAGTTTTTCTTGCCCTCGGCATAAGCCTTGGCGTTGTCAGCCATCAACTGGTTGGTCTCTGCCTTGATGCTATCGGCTGCCTGCTTCTGCTTGCGCTTGGCTTCAGCCTCACGCTTGCGAGCTTCAGCAGCAGCTTTCTTCTCCGCTTTTTCGCGAGCCTTGTGCTCTTTCTCTGACTCTCCGATAGAGCCACTGCCACCACCATCTGCTTTAACATTCTCTTTCGTTTTTTTGACCTCAGATTTCTGAATATCCTTGCCATATACATCTGTAATGGCAGTTATCAAGCTGTCTGTCTCCTTAATTTTATCAATAAGATCCTGCAATTCTCGACGGTATTTGTCTGTTGAATCCTGCGTCGTGTTACCAGTCATTCCCCATGAGGTTGTATAATTATATCCAGGACCCGCTTTTTTGGCATTCTCATAGTTTTTCCGCGCCTGTTTCTCTTTGATAGTCAGTTCAGCCTTCTCTTCAGCCAGTTGCTGAATCTTCTTTTTAGCTCCCTGCACCTCATAAAGATGAACGAGAGATTTTATATAATCATCAAGCGCTCTCTTGTTTTCCTTATATTTGCCTGTGGTCTTGTCTATACTGGCATTATAGTTAGGAACTATTCTGTTCAGCTCTGCGATTGCAGCATATCTGTCTTTGAGTGAATTAGTCTCGTTCATGGCAGCTTTTCTCAGATTTTCGAGTTTCAACTGCTCCTCCACAATCTCTTTCTGTGCTTCTCGCTGAATATCATTGAGCGCTTCTTGAGCCTTGGCTGCAGAGTCCGTCTTGCGACTTAGATCGACGATGACGGCAACCAAAGTTGTGACTGCTGCAGCAACAGCAAGATAAGGATGTGCTGCGAGTATCGCCCACAATTTCTTTGCACCTGTCACCACAACATTTTGCCAAATAGCAATCGCCTTGAGTTTGACTATGTGTGCGGTCTCTGCAACTGTTAATGCAATGATGGTTGCAGTGAGTGTAATGAGTGTTGTTCGGTATTTAGCAACAAAATCAATGATAGACGAAAGAATATGCACGGTTAAGCTGGCAGAAGAGATACACAGACGTGCTGCCGGATAGAGCTTTTGTCCTAACTCTATCGCGAGATCCTGGAATCTCTTTTTTGCCTTGTCGAGCTGTGCCTGCACACTTTCATTCTGAGTATTGAACTCATTGATGATAGATGTGCCCTCAGCGTATGATTTAGTTGCAAGATCCTGAGCTGCCTTGATATCATCAAGTTTGTCTGCGAGGACAGTGAGCACACCAGTTGCTCTCGATCCATCCATCTTCATTTCCTCGAACATAGGTGCGAGTTGTGCAAAGCCACCCTTGGAGCGCAGTGCTGCCAGGAACTGGAGGAGTGCTCCATTCGCATCCTCCTTCAATGTCTTTGAGAACTCCTTGACATTGAGTCCTGCAATCTTGGCGAATTTGGCAGAGTCCTGGAACATCTTGGCGAGAAGGTTCTGCACGGCAGTAGCAGCGGTCTCATCCTGCTGCATGTTCTGGTCAAGGACTGATGCGAGACCCATGATTTGCGCCTGAGTGAAGCCAGCTTGTTTGCCGACACCAGCCACACGGGCGGTGAAGTCAACGAGATAGCCTGCAGATGCAGAAGAATTCTGAGCCAGCTCGTTGACTGCAGAACCAGTGGCGAGCATTGCACCTCGCAAACCTTTTGTTTTGTCCTCGCCAAACATTTGAGCAAGTTTGCCGATTTGCGACACCGCTTCATCGCCAAGGTCATCGCCTAATGCGACATTGATTTTATCAGCACCATCAACGAATTCTTCGACGAGAGAAGTTGCCGTAATTCCCAATCGACCTGCATCACCTGCCAGTTGGTTGAGTTTCTCGCGAGCAGTTCGTGTCTCCATTTTCTTGAAGTCCTCGTTCATGCGTTCCACCTCATCTGCAGTCTGTCCTGTATATTTTCTGACATTGGTCATCTCCTCATCCATGGAGGCGAACTTCTCGACGCAGCTTTTCACTGTGAATGTCAAGCCAGATATGGCTGCTATGACTCCCAGTATGACACCCTGCATGCGGTTGAACCAGTCGGCAGTCCTACCAATCCATGATTGTTGAGCCTGTCCTTCAGCACGAACAGCCTCCAACTCTGTTTTCAACTGCTTGGCCTGCATTTGCATCTGCTTGAATGCCTCAGATCCACGGTCAAGACCTCTCATCTCCTGGTTGAGAACCTTCATGGAATATTCCAAGTCACGGACTGACGAAGTCTTGAGATGCGCCAACGTATTATCAACGAGCTGCATCTGACGCTTGGTTTCCTTGATATCCACATTAGCCTTGTCAATCTCATTGTCATACTGCTGCATGAGTGTGACCACCTTCTGCTCAGATAGTCTGATGCGCTCAAGCTCTGCATCAACGAGCTTCAACTTGGCCGCAGACTGAGCATAAGAATCTGACGAAGGATCAATGGAGTTCATCTTAGAGCGAATTTTTGCTCTTGTGAAATTGAGATCATCAATGGATGCATGCTGCAGATTGTTGAGTGTCTGAGTCATGCGCTGCGCTTCTGCCTCTGCCTGTTTGGTAGCCCCCTTCAGGTGCAGCATCTGGTCTTTGACTTTAGAGAGCTGCTCTTCTAATCTGGCATAATCTGCAGGGTCAGAGACAGCCTTCATCTGCCCCTTCAGATGCCGTGCAGCCTTTTCAAGCTGTCCAAGGCTGGCATCAGAGAGATTATCGAGCGTCTCTTTAACGCTCATCGTTGAGTTTTTGAATTGCTTCATCTCTCGCTCAGCAGCCTTCAGGTCTTTAGCGAGAGATGCGCCTAAACGGGAATCGCCCGTCGAAAAAGCATCCTGTTTAGCTTTTTTTAGACGAGCGACTTTGTCCTCCAACTCCTTCAGTCGGTTCTTTGCCTCCTCGGAATTGAGTTTGACTATGGTTGTATATACTTCCTGCCTTGCCATTATTTGTTGACTTGGATGTAACTATTATATAATATGGTAGAATGTGGATTGAAGTTCAGGACCTTGACATTATATCCTTTTGTGCCCCACCTCCACCACAGGAATTTATGCTTGTATTCTCTTGCAACAATGCATTGAAGGCTGTCTCTTGCTCTGTACGTCAAGATAGAATCTGCCGTATCAAGACGCAGAGAAAGCCATGCATCACTATATGAGTACACAGAATTAAGCCTTTTCGTCTTCACAGTGTCCGATGTAACCATGGACACTCTCTGATCAGAAACAACTTGTCGAAGTTTCAAGTTCAGCTCCTCGAGCAGCTTCCTATCCGCAGCCAGCAGTTTGTATTCACCTCTGTCCATGACCATCACCTGTTGTGTGACGAGTTTTATTGAGTCTCGTATGGTATCACGCTGCATAGGCGAATACTTCAGCTGAAGCTGATGAAGCTGCATTTTCAAAGCCTCATTCGCTTTCTTCTGACGGCTTTCAAAGATTAGGAAACTTGCGAATATCGTCAGCAGTACCATCAGGAATGATAGAATAACTGCCAGTTTTTTTTCTAATTTCTCTGTCATCTCCTCATTTATTTAATGTCAGCATATTCTGGTATAGCATCGAAGCATGGACACTCCTTGATGCGCTCCCAGATGTCCACCTTGCCGTTATGGTTAAGGTCAGGTGATATATCACGATGTCCTAAGATCTTAGCATCTGGATATCTCTGCTTCAACTCAGTGAGAAGCTTGCGCAGTGTAGCTTTCTGCTCATCTGTGCGGTTGTCAATAGGATTTCCTGAGCGTGAGATGCCACCCATATATGCGACATTGATAGACTCATGGTTGTATCCTTTGACTCCATTCGATGGCAAATCCTCTGTCATGAGTTGCGTCGCTTTGCCATTAGCTTCCACAATCCAGTGATATCCAGGATAGTGCCATCCCTTGTTGGTGAATTCCTTGAGCAAGGCATCAACAGACCAGGTTTGTCGGCTTGCAGTGCAATGAACGAAAATGTACTTAATCTTTCTTTTCATCTTTATTGTGATTTATTATTTTTTTGATTTTATCGAATTTGACATCCATTGCGATTGATACGCCAAAAATGGATGCCACATACATGAGGCTCTGCCCGAAATACCAGAGGACATTATCAGTCACGTCCTTTGAGACGAAGTAGCTGATATAGACCAGTGCAATGGCAAATGCCAAGACAACCATGGCGCTGCCATATTGAATTCTTTCTTTAGTTTGCTGCTGCATAATATTATCTTTTTTGATGCAAAGATAATATGAAACATGAGGACATAAAAATACGGCTTAACCAGTATAAAACCGATTAAGCCGTCAATATATGGTTATAATTTTTCGCTAAAGCTATAAGCTATTGATATTTGCTCCAATCAATGTCATTAGAGTACATCAAACGCAGATTATTACCCAGTAAGTCAAAAACACGTCCAAGAATCCTGCCACCTCTGCCATGTATAAGACAGGCTTACACTCACCATCATCGTCTGCATTATTAATAAGCAACAGATAGATAAATGCAAGAATCACCGTTGGCACCCAGCATGCCGACAGACACCAGCCCACACACCCTGTCGCAGCCACAAGTGCGCCTACCTTATGAATAGGGTGATCATCTTTATCAAGGTAATTAGGAGCGAAGCCTACAAACATTAACCCCACACACCCTATAAAGGCGAGACATTGAACGCCCTTACCTGTGTCGAGTATACACACCATCATCAGTACCGCACACGTAACCATTACAGCGGTAAATACCCATCCATAGTTTCGCTTACGTTTATCACCAATCACCTCACTACCAGTGCAGTTCTGCAGCTGATAATATACATCGCTTACCATCGAAGGGACGCCGAAGCGCATTGCTGCGAGAAGCAGAAACCCTCCCAAGAGGAGAAACGAAATAACACTTAGTATATACATAGTCTTTTCATTTTAGTTGTGTTAAACTATCTCAAACGCAAGAGGTATGCGCTTGAACTTCACTGGTATCTTCAGTGTGAAGTCATTACCTTTAACGATTTTCTTCATATAGCTATAAAATTAAATTGTTAGTCGTACTTTTTCAGGATAACCTGCCGTAATATCATAGGCTATCAATGCGTCTATCGTCAGTAGCTCCGCAACCTTGTCAAGATGGGTCTGCGTAACATTGTAGCAGTCTTTGGCGTAGACTTCTATCTTGCTTATAAGGTCTTGAGCTGTGTCAATAGGTAGGGTATAACACTCGCCGTCGAGCCACAGGGTCGTTTCCGTTCTCCCCATTCGCATAAGTCGCTCGTTGCCCTGATACACTCTATCTCTTGTCTCGAAGTCGAGCCAGTGAGCCTCGTCGTTGAGATAAAACGTATTCACCTCTGCGCTCTTATCGTACTCCGTTATCTGCTCGATGCACTTGTTTCTCAGAGCCTCTGCCAGCTGTTCTTCAGTAGGCTCCGCATCGGTATTCATATCGAGCAGCACGCAGTCATACAGATACTCACCGTCTTCTGTCTTGCGTTCGTTCACAGCAAGACGCACCTCATTATTTTTCCATGTCGCAACCTTCGTTTCCAAAGGCGTAGCATACAGTTCCTTATATGTTATCATATTCGTTTAGTAATTATTGCTCATTATTCATACGTCAAGATTACCGAAAGTGATTTCTGTCTGTATTGAATAGATTCTTCCGAACCATCCGAGTGTCGTGAACTTTGCGTTAAAGGAAGCTGTCTGTACATAGAAGGATGGCCTTGTCACGCTCTGTCCCTTCTTGATGGAAGGCACCAGCTTTGTGTTGTCGTAGACAGTGACATCCCCAGTGAGGAACACGCCATCCGCAAGATTTGTCAGCGCACCATTCTTCACCATTGTGCGGCTCGTAAACGTCCTTCCGTCGGCTGCACTCGCAAGGTCGTAGGTACTCAATCCGTTGGCCGAGTCGGCTACTATCTTTCCGTTCACTCTTGGTGCTGAGTAACGATACAGGGTTGTCGTTTTACCCGTCGCACCCTTAACGAAAAGAATGTAGTTGTTGTCCTTCGTTGCCGTGTACCACGACTTCGTTGTGTCAACCCACGGAAGATCTACATTCTCTCCGAGCGGAGTCGTCAGTCCTGCATCCTCTGCTTTGATATATTGCTCAGAAGTTATCTTTGCGTCGGTCTTGCTGAGCGAGGCGACACCAGCAGGACCGAGGTCGTAGAGAAAGTTTCCGTTGTCGTCGTAGTACGACAGCACGGCCTGTCCCGAACTGTTCAGACCGAAGCGGATGTTTGCAGTTCCTGCCTTGCCGTAGATATTGATAAGGCCATCGGCTATCCTTACCATCTGTCCGTTGTGTCCTTGCGATGTAAGCATCTGCGCCAGTATCAGAGCCGCATTGATGGCTCCGTCTTTAAAGAGAGCGGCTGTCATAGTCTGACCAGTAGAGAGCGTGTTCTCCACCTTGATTTTCTCGCCATACAGAGTTACTCCGCTCGACGTAATCTCAAGTCCTGCCGCCTTGGCCGTGGCTCTGTCTATGAGGTCGGTCTTCCGTTCTGTATAATCAGTAAGTTGTGCGCCTTCCTCCAACTTCGGCTTTGTCACCCAAGCTTCAGTATCGCCTGGAACACGTATCAGCACCTTGTCTGGAATTACCTCTGCTCCCTCGCCAGTATAGTCCTCTATTCGCCAATGCACCCAGTACCGCTTAAAGGTCGAGGTGAGTGCGAGCTGTGTGTATCCGTCAGCCCTGCCGTCCGTATATTCGTTTCCTTCGCAGGTTTCTGTATATACATTTGCATGTACGCTGTCTCCATATAGATAAACGTTGATGTTCCCGCTGCCCTTGGCAACGAAGGAGAACACATAGTCCTGATTCTTTACTATTCTCGCCTGCCCAGAAAGGGTAGCCGTTGTTGGAAATTTATATTGCAAGGCTTCTGTGAACTGAGACTCTGCCGAGTTGTTTTTGTTGTACAATATACCGTAGCAGCCTTCGTATTTACCAAACAAAATCAGTCCGCTGGCAAACTGAAGATTGCTGTTGTCAGACGATCTGGTCAGTGCCATCGTGTCCTCCAAAAGGTTTCCTCCCACATAGTCATAATCGTTTTGCGATAGCGTCCAGCCGTTGTAAGTATCACCTTCTTCTACCATCGGACGGCAAATCCACGCATTAATCTGTCCTGCGATGACATTACATGCTTCCCAAAAGTTGAATGCAATATAATCGTATTCCGCATCTGTTGTATCTACAACCGTTGTAAACAATTCCCATTCATTGACCTTTTTAACAGTATGCCCATTTGGTGAAAGATTCTTTGCCTGTCCTTTTCTTGTTGCATTTTCTTGCTTATCAGTATAGATAGCTTCAAGCCAGAACTCTCCGTTAATATCATTGGTCTTATAAAAGCATGACATTGTGTATTTTTTACCCTTTTCTATCTTGATGCTTCTTCCACCTTGTGAGCCGTCCCAATATGCGCCCACATAATGCGGATTTCCTGCTTCTGTCGCGTCAATGACATGAATACAATTCGTACCTTGATAGCCCGAATTTATTTCGATTCTTGCGTCTTTGGATATAGTACAGTTATTATCCTCACGCAAAAACGCGCTACCCACGAGAAGGTTTCTTCTTCCAATAGACTTTTCACTCACCGAGAGTGAGATTTCTCTTGCCGCCTGCTTGATAGTAGATGTGTAAGCTTTGAGAACGGTAGGATTGCTTCCTTTGAGGTCGTTCTCCAATGCCTTAAATTGCGACTGATACTGCTTTGCCGTAACCTTTACACTACCCATATACTTCGACACGTTCACCGAGAATGGAACTTGCGCAAAATAGAGAACACCAGTGTAAACAAATTGTGCGACCGCATAGCCTGATGTTGCAGAAATCTGTCCTTGATTTATACCATCAATAACCACGTCGTTCTTTGCAATATTACTGCTTGATACAGATACTTCGATATATCCATCCTTCTGTATTGCACCACATTTGCAATTTACGCACAAATCATCCCTTGAGTTAATATTGCTGCATTCATTAGAGATATTCAGGTTACCCTTCATTATCTTTACCTTCGCACCCTTTGTTATGCTAACAGGTACAATTCCACTATCATCTGTGTCAAAAACGAGCGGAGCGTCTTCGACAATAATAGAAACGGCATCCTTGCCAGGCTTGCCCTGCGCACCGTCCTTACCATCCTTTATCGCCGCTATCGTTATCTGGCCCCTCGCCAATAATACTGCCATACTCTTTCATTTTTTTAATTAATAAAAAATAAGGGTGAGGTGCCCTTATTTAGACACCTCACAAGTAAACGTGCCTCTCACTGCCACGTCAGCGTTGGCCACCGTGACGTAAGGCTTGTTCGAAGCATTCACCGCACTTGATGTACCGTTCCAGTTCGTGGCTACACCGCTGGCATTGTACTTCGTCCATTTGTAGATGTAGTTCGAGGCATGGTTGCTGTCTGCCTTCACCGCTGCACCATCCTCCACTACCTTGCCGTCTTTCCAGAGTCGGGCGTAAAGCTCCGTCGACTGCGCACCGTTCACTATCTTGTCGCCGGTCAGCGAATACACCTCCACCACGTACGGGTCGCTCGCATCGAAGAACGTGATGATAGCGCTGGCGGTATCAGCACCGTCCTTCACCGTACAGCGGAAAGTCTGGAAGTTAAGCACGTCATTGGCGCTCACGTTCAGAGTGCTCACGCCGCCCGAAGTGCTCACGTTGCCCGAAGCCACGGCGTCCCATGTTCCTGCACTGATATTCAGCACCTCCCAAGTCATTGATGTCATGGTGGTGTCCTGCACGTTGCCACGGAAGAACTTGGCTATAGCACGCAGCTTCTTGCTGTTGTTGGTCGAGTCGAACGTATTGCCGTCGGGGGTCTCAATCTGCACCGTCTGAAGCGCACCGCCACTCTTGGCCAGTGAAATGGTCTTGTAGCCGATACACGTAGTCGTAGCCTTTGTCTCCGGGTCTGTGTATTTGCACGACCACTCGATGTTCTTCACGCTGCCGTTCTTGTCGATGTTGCTGGCGAGGTTAAGCTGATACGACTTGCCGCTCACAGGAGTGGCAGCCACACCATCCAACTTCCACGACCATCCCGTACAAGCCGAGGTCGGAGCCTGGTCTGTAGCACTGCCCGTCACATATACACGGGCTGTTATCACGTTTGGTTCACTCGACGAGTAGTTCGGAGTGTACACACCCGTGTCGGGGGTGTAAATCTGAGTCTCGCCCTTAGAGCATTGTGTAAAACACTGAACGGCCTTGCCGTCATTGAGGTCAACGATAGTAATCTGACCATTAGCTAATACTTTTGCCATAATCGTTTGTTTGTTTTAATATTATTATATGTTACTATTAATAGTCTTTGTATCTGATACGCACACACTACATCCGAATTGTGCCTGTCTGTCTACGTCGTCACGTGTTATAAGACAGTTCCGGCCAATCCCCTCATGCAGCTTATTCCATACAGCATCATCTTCGGCATCAGCCGATTGTCGCCACCACGACCATGAGCTGTTGCCCACGGTGTCGCTTATGTCCTCGCCATTGCGCAGCAGCGTTGCCTTGAGCGTCATTTCACCCGAGCCGTTTATCATTACCGTGCCCGTATCGCTCGTTATCATTATCTGATAAGCCACGCCGTCCTCGCCCTTGTCTCCCTTCTGCGCACTCATCACAAGCTGCCAGTCAGCGCTCCCGGCCATAGGCTCACTCGTGCTGCCCTCGGCGTTGGTACACAGCCACACGCCGTTGCCGTGGCTTACCTGGTCATAATAGGCGTAGCTCACGCCCTTCTGCCACTCGCCTCTGTAGTTCACCATGTGCATAGCTTCACCAGTGCTCGATACCCATTCGATATAGGAGCTGACTATCTTAGATCCGTTTGGCGAAAGCACGAATACCTCCTTGCCCTCATGCGTATATGCGTTTACGCCTCGCAGTCCTACTATACGAGGTGTACCATTGCCTGTACTCTCAAGCATCTGGACACCTTGGCGTGTTGCATCCTCTCTCGCGCCATCGAGCACGATGGTGTCACCAGCTGTTGGCGTGTCGCTGCCCGCCATGCAGTCGGTTGCCGACAATATCACCCAGTCAAACAGTCTTCCACCATACAGCACCGTACCGTCTGCAGCCGTGATGGTCACAGGCTGAGTGCTCACATCTGTTACCAGTCGCCAGTAGCTCTTATTGCTCACGCCCTCGTGTTTCCCTTCGAGGATATTGAAGCTCTGGCAACGTGCCTGATCCTTCACGCGCCACAAGTTCTGTGTCGCAGTACTGCCATCATCGGCAAGGAGATAACACTTCCAGCCTGTCACAGCACCCGATGCAGAGCGTTGCTCTTCCACGTGCACTATCTTACTTCCTGCGCCCGACAGATATATATTTCCACCTGCATAGGATAGCTTACGTATCTCGAGTTCATGGAACAAAGCCTTGCCCAAGACTTCCAGATCCTGCACCGTTACCTTGCCAGTAGCCAAGATATCACCTAAGCAGTTAAGACCTTTATTGAATGTGATAAGCCCGTCTGCCGTGTCATCATGTTCTCGAGAGAGGTAACGTTTTCCTGACTCTTCTATGAAATGGAGCAACTCAAGCAACGCTTGGCCTATGCGCTCAGCAGTGTTGGCAGCCTTGCGACGCTCGTCACGAATCTGCTCCAAGTCTTGCTGAATTTTTTGTTTTTCTAAATCTGCCATTTTTGATGCAAAGATAATATGTGATGTATATAATAATAATGAGTCAAAGGTTGCGAGCTGCGCCTATGCCCTTGAATATCTCTGTCAATGCTGAAGCCATGAGTCCATTGTATGTCTCGCCATAGAAATCAGCCTCATGCTCGTTGAGCTTCATGACAGAGGCATAGTATTTAGCCGAAAACCAGTCTCTTCGGCCAATCGGCACACCGCCTGCCACTCGACCGCCCCAGGCAGGACCCACTTTTTTGGGGGTATCCAATTCATGCTCGGCTCTGTACTGCTTGTTGAGGAAGTCAAGGTCGCCATCATTGGCACGCATGACTTTTTCTCCGCCCTGCGCTTCTGTCCACTTTTTCCAGACGTGTGCAGGTCCAACTCCTGCAGCCACATAGATACCATATTGCAAAAACGTATGTTCGATGGTGGTCACTGTGCCTTGCTCAAGGTGGCCCTTGATGGACGAATAGAGGGCGCCTGTATCTATTGTGCGCAAGCGCTCCATGCGCTCACGCCAATAGTCAGCCATATTTTCCGTCCACCCCTTCTCGTATTTGAGGAGTTCGTCTATCACTTCTGCCATAAGTTCTCATCATATTGTAAGTCGGTAGGCTCGTCAGATGTCAGCATGAAGTAAAGGCCTGTGCATCCATTGAGCGAGTACCGACCCAGCTCTGTCGAATAGACCTGATTGAGATTGAGATACTCCAGCTGGTCACCGAACTTCTGATACTCCTTGTCATGCAAAAGACGACTGAGGAACTGCCGGAAGATATATCTGCAGATATTCAGTTTCTCCTCCCGGTCTGCCATGTCATCACGCTTGTATGAAGCGAGAATCCAGACCGTGAACACGTTGCGGTCGAAGAAGCCATCGCCCACAGAGTGGGTATTGGAGTCAACGGTATCAGAGACCATCACGAAGTTGGATGCTGTGCGAAACTGCTGCAGCACTCCCTGAACGGTATCTGGTCCGCTGCATGTCGTCGCGACAAAATTATGCAGTCGGCAGGTGTTGTTCTCCTCTGTCAACTGTTTGAAATATCCGATAGCATCGAACTGTTTTTCTGTCATAAGCTTTTCATTTTTTCATTGTATTCCTCAGCCTCCCGAGCCTTCTCGTCCAACTCTGTCAGTGCTGCCCAGCAGTCGGTCTCAAAGACAGCCTGCTGCTTGGTGATGTCGCCATCGGTGAGTGCTCTGACCTGCGCACGTATGCCCATGGTGATATCCTCCATAGTCGGTTCTTCGCCCTCCTTCGTGTTTTTGAAGAAGTGAGGGAAATTGGCAGCAGCCACTTGCTTGAAATCTGAGTACCATAAAAATGTTCCGAGTAACTCCTCTGCGGTGAAATTCACTGAGTCATCACGCTTGCCATCCTCATCCCTGTACAGAAGATATCCTAACTGCTGAAGGAACTTGTCCTCCTTATGCATGAGGTACAGCTGATAATATTTCTCAGCGAAGAGGTAATCCTGGAATGTTATCTTGCGGATGGAAGTGACGGCTTTTAAGCCAGATATGGCCTGCAAAGGCTGAAAATTATCGAATCCATCGATAAAATCGAATTGTGAGAGCAAAGATAGGACTATCTCTGTCTCCAGATAAATCACTTTGCGCTTTGGTCTTGACTTGCCATCCACCCGGCACAGGACAGAACACTTCCATCCTGTGCGGGTATGCTTGATGATTTCAATGCCAGCCAGTCTGCAGAACAGGTATGTCTTGATGGTGAAAGGCTCCTGAAATCTGGTGAGCAGGAAGAGCGTATATCGAAGCTCATCCTGCGACAACTCACGCCAAGACTTTGGCGCTGTAATGTTAAGTTCTATCTGCCCGTCATGAATTGAATATGAAGGCAGGTGCTGATTGTTTGTTTTCATAAGGCTTGAAATGATTACTTTCATACTCTGCTGATTGCTGATAGAGTGCGAATGTCTCTGCATCTCCGTCAAGAACCATCTGAATCCTGTCAAGCGTCTGCTTCATGTCATTTGGCTTGAAGCAGCTCGGATTGCTGTAGTCAACGAGATATTTGCGAATCAGACAGACCGCTTTCTGCTCCGGCTCTGTCCAAGACACGCCTCTGCGATACTTATCGAGCAGCGCGTCCATCTGCTCGTTAGAGAAGCAACGACGCAGGATCTCATCAGCAAGACGCATGTTCTGGCGGGCAGTATCCCAGTCTGCTGAGTTGAGCTTGGTGAGTGAGGCTTCTTGCATGTAGTCATTGTACCCCCATACAAGGCATGGGATGCAGAGCTTTGCCTGCATGGTTAATCCCCAGCCCTCGGTATTCTCAACGAGTACGAACACAACCTCTTCTTCAGCTGCCAACTTGGCCTGCTTCACCTGCTCGATGAGATTTTCCACTCTCACGGCCGAAGCTGGAGAAACCTCACCATTGCTCACGACACCGAAACCTGTAGGAGTGAGCACAAGATCAAGGTGGCGGACCACCGTAATAAATGTCTCAAGACAGACCCATCTCTTGAGTAATGGCTGAAAATCCTCGTTTTCATCGAAGAATTCAGCACCTATATCACCGAGACAAAAACGCTTGATGCGGTTATATGTAGTCGAGAAATGAGGTCTCACCAAATTGAAGACCTCCGGATTGGATGACGTTGCCACCAAGATGGCATCGTCAAAATCCTGTTTATTGATTTCCATCTTCATTGTTATTGCCGTTATTTTTAACTGATGATTGTTGCATGTCCTTATTCTTATCGAGTGTTGTCAGCTCTATCATCGGCACGTCGACGGTGATACCACGCTCGCTCCATCCGTTGTAATGTAAGATGACATGGTATGGCTTGACCATGATGTCGTGACAAGGCTTCTCGAGCGACTGCTTCAGGATGAAGAGTTCGCGCTTGTCGGAACCCGAGTTGTTCATCTGGCTCTTGCCAGGTGTTGCACCCACCAAGTTGGGATGCACACCAAGTGAGAAACAGAGCGCATTGGAAGCCTCCGACATGTCGTCAGCCCAGTCGCCACCCTCCTTCTTGCCACTCTCATTGAGGTTGATGATGCGCACCATGCGCTGCTCCTTGCCGTTCGGGTCGAAGTAATATCCTGTGATGAGAGCCTTGCCTGCATTCTCCGTACCGCAGACAAAGTCGATGATGGACTGCTTCTCCTCATTGATGCGCTGCTTGCGCTTCTGAGGTTCGATGATGCCCTCCTCGTTGCAGAGGTTCATCCAGTAGTCCTTGTGTATCTCGATCTGAATGCGAGGGGCAGAGGTGTTCTTGATCATATATCGCTTGCCAATGCCGATGAGTCGATAGATGTCGTACCACGCATCGTCGAACATGGCGGCATAGTAAGGTATCGGATAATACTGATAACCAGGAGTAGGAATGCGCGACACGATGGCGAACTTGCAGTCATGGCCGAGCTTAGGTGTAGGATGTTTCTCGCCTGTATAGATGTCTGGTCCCTTGCCCATGCGTGCCAAGAGGTCGCCCAGCGGGTCGTTGATGTCAAGCAGCGGGATGGCCTCTGCCTTGATGGGTGACATCGCATTGCGGAAGTCGCCATAGAAGATGTGATTGATGAGACCAGTCTTCTCGTTTGGGCGCTCGAAACGGCAGTATGACACATCCTTGTGCCGCATCTGCAGTATCCTGGAGTGGTCACGTGAGAGGATGATGACGGTGACGTTCCAGAAGAAGAACTTCATGTCTGTGGCCTGCTCCATGAATATCTCATGCACGCTGTTGCGCAGACAGAAGGCACGGATCTCAGCATCATCGGTGTCCTTGCCTGTCGCACGATCAACGAAACGGACTCCCTGGCCATAACAGCATTGCACGTTGAATGCCTGGGCCCGCTGCGCAATCATATTCATGCGCAGCAGTCGCTGCAGCTCATAAGGCATGTTGTTGTCATCGCCATAGTTGATATACTCATAGTCTCGCCCATTGACGGTGATAGGCGAATAGACGGCATCACCCACCTCGCCAGATCCGAGGAAATGGGTGTCTGTGCCATACTGCTGCTCGATGGCAGCCTGGTTGGTGGTAGAACCTCCAACCGCAGTGGTCGGCATGAGCATATATCGCTCACTGTCACCATGCGCTCCGACCTGCTGCATGGAATATTTCTGTTTGCTCATAGATATACTGGTAAACCTAAAAATTCATAAATAAAAACGTCGGGCAGAGTATGCACCTCGCCTGTGGCTGGATGCATGAGGCGGTGGAAGCCTCCACGCCAGCTGCCACCCGACACGAGCCATCCGTCATAATTGACGGTTCTGCCGTCGGTGGTCCATGCCCGAAGCCTGATGGTGGCATGGTCGTCCTTGGCCTTGTCCATCATCTTCAGAACCTCATTGATATGGAAAGCTGCTCTTTTCATCAGTTGAATGTGTTGTCAAATGTGTTGTCGAAAATGCGGCCTGCACGGTGCATGTCCAGGACATTGTGCTGGCGCTGCGCGTAAGCATAGCTGAAGGTGAAGCGAGGAATGGTCTCGAGCAGGTTGTCATTGTCGCTCTTGGAGTCGGAAATGGTAACCTGCTTGCCGACGGCAGCCTCTCCACCGTAGATATTGACGATATAGACCTCATCGGAACGGAAGAGGTCGTCTGCCCAGTTGGCCATGGCTGTTGTCAGCGGTCCTGTGTCAGCCTTGAAGATGCGCTTCTCTGTGATGCGGTAGTTGATGTTCTTGCCTCCGATGACGGCTGAGTCACGAGTGTATTCAGGAGCCACCTCATGCTTGCCTGTGCAGTAAATGAGTTCCTGGCACCCGAAGGAGTTGCTGAAGAGGAGTATCGGAGCGCAGTCGGGCTGTTCCTGGTCGATGATGAACGTCTGAAGGCGCTCCCCGGCCTTGACATCAAAGTATGACAGCACCTTGTCTCTGACCGAGAACTTGGAAGGTGAGACGTCGATGGTGGTGTATTTGGCATTGCCACCCACCACCTCTGCTGTGAAGAGCTGCTTGGTGCCGTCGGTGAAGTATGCCGTGACGGAGGCTGCGTCGGTGCCGAGATAATGCAGATATTCCAGTCTGCCAAGTGAGGTTGTCTTGGCATCCTGCAGCAGGGTGAGAAAATGCGTGTCCGTGAACTCCTGGCAGTCGATATCTGGAATATCCACGGTGGCATAGAGGACACGGAGATTGACAGTCTTCTTGTCGCTCTGTGTCACCTCATCGGTCTCTACACCTGTAGAGACTTTCTGCTCTATGACGGTGATGACGGAGTCAACGATGAGCTGCTGCCTGGCATAAGGCCGATAGATGTCTGCGAGGTCCGACAGCTGTATCTCTCCATCGGCAGGATAGAGGAACTCATCATAGACGGTGGAATCGCCTATTGTGATAGTGACGAGCACACGGCTCATAGATGTGAGGATGTCGAGGTCACGGATGTTCTCAAGGAAACATGTGCCCGACGGAGCTGATTTGATGGTCATATTATCTTTTTTGATGCAAAGATAATATGGAGGGTATGGACATAAAAATACGGAGAGCGACGCTCACGCGCCACTCTCCGCTCATCATTCAAAAATTTTAAGTTGCCACAAAAGTAGCAAAAAAAATCAAAAATAAACGATTATTATGAGAAAATCATCAAATGTCCACTATTTTTTCCCAGATAGCCCATGCTATCGTGCCATCTGGCTGCGTGGCGACCACATATTCATGCTCTCGCATATATGTGACAATATCGGAGAAGTCGATGACTACCATGGTAGCCAAGTCTGCGGCTATCTCCTCTGTCGTCTTGAAAGACTTCTTGTATGGTCGCCCATCCTCGTCCTTGGCAGGGAGTGATGAACGGAATTTGAAATAAGCATCAAGCATTATTCTTGATTGTGAATTATTTGTCTCTGGCATAATTATACGAAATTAATGGTTTGTAACTCTTCTGCTGCCTCATCACATTGATGACGCAGCGCCACTCTCTCTGCTGCAAGGTCGTGAATCTGCATCCAGTAATAGATGCATGATGCCCAACGGCCATATTTGTCCCGCTGACGTGAGATGTGGGCCAGCTCTCGCTCCAAGCGCTGCACGATGTCTCTCTGCGTGTCTCTCACTCTGTCGCGACGGCAAAGCTTCAACTCTATCACAGCCCGCTCCTTGAGCCCCCACAGGTCAACGAAATCACGGTCAAGCTCCCAGTATCTCTCCACAAGACGCAGATGAATGCGTCTGCGTCTTGAGTCGAGAGAAGAAATATCATGTTGTTTATTCTTCCTTATCGCCATCGTCGCCTCCTTTCTTGTCGTCTTTGGTCCAACCTGGGTGCAGGAGTCCTTTGACTGCTTCATCATCCGTAAACACCTCACGCGAATCTCTAAAGCGCTCGAAGATGTTGTGGCGCTCGATCTGGATTTTCTCATTCTCTGTGGCCCAGTAGTTCTTGGCAGAAGCCTTGGCCAAATCGTATTTGCGGACTGCATTGTTGCGGTCTTTTTTCAGACTGCGAATATTAAGCTCGTACTCCTCGCGGGCTTTCTCATACTCTTTTCTTGCTATATGAAGCACATCATTTTCAAGATGTTCATCTATGGTAACTGAATCTATGGCTTTATCATAGTCATCCTGTGCGTCGGCCATTCGCTGAGCGTATTCTAAGCGAAGATCATTCAGTTTTTTCTTGTTGGCAGCAAGAAGCTCATGAAACTTCTCGGTGATGAGGTTGTCGGTCTGTAACTCTATGTTTTTATTATTGTCTTTCATCTTTTGCTAAATTTTAATGTGATATATAACGAAAGCACTTGCTCACATATAATACTCCCTGTCGTATGCGATATGGTCAAGCACACGTTGCAGTCGGTCAAGTTGTGAACTATCAAGCACTCGTATGGCATTGATGGTTATTATCTGTGATGCTATTCTGCGATGCTCACAATTACGCTCCGACATTGTTCCATCACCATCTGCAAAAACCGAATGTAGATAGGCATTGACGGCTTCCGTCTGTTCATGGCTTGGGTATGCAGCAGGATAATGGTCGGAAATGTAGTCCACCATATTGCTGACAGCATTAGCCAACAGAGGTTCACGCTTCAGGAGTCGATTAACAAGCTCGTCTTTCGTCATTTTACTAAATTCTTTTTGTGTGATATATTATTTCTTGTCTTCCTCTACCGGGCGCCAGTATAGGGCGAAGGTGTTGCACTCCTCGAAGCAATCGGCATCGCTATCCTCTTTCCAGATAAAGGGGATGCCACCGTCATAGCGCATTCCGTCTGCCAGCATTACGCTCTCGTGGCATACACCGGGCGTGCGGGGGTCGTGGAATCTCACCTTGGCTCCCTTCTTAAAGCCATCTGCCACCTTCAGGAACTCCTTCGACTTGTAGATATACATCGTGTTGTCGAATATCCAGTACAGAAGCAGCCCGCTATGCGTCATGTGGCATATTCGCTTGCTCAGTTCAAGACCTTCCTTGTAGGAGATGGATTCGCCATGCTCGGTACCGACCATCGTCAACGTGGTGTCGGGATAGAATATCTGATATTCTTTCAGGCGTTTCGCTACCATCTCTGATATTTCTTTCTTATTCATAGCTACATCACCTCCCCTCCGAAAAAGTATCCGCTGACTGCCACGATGGCCATGAGCGCCACGATACCGAGCATGGACTTGACCACCTCGCCGTAGGTCACCTCCTCATCGCAGAGGATGCTGAAGGTCTCGCTCTTGGTCTTGCTGAGTCGCTTGAGCTCGCGCTTGGTTGCACACTTGAGGGTCTTGAGCCCCTCGTTCACTGGGATGCCTGCAGGCTTGGCCTGTATCGCATCCTGAATCAAAATAGAATTCTGCATATTGCATCATCTGTTAGACATAAACAGCCGATTGTACAAAAGGGTGGCGGCTGCATTCCCCGTTGTCTAACAGATGATGACTTATCCGGAAGAGGACTAATCAAATCTACGGTTCATGCAGCCGCCATATAGAGTTTTCCTTTTTCCCCAGTTGGGAAAATATTTTTCTCCAGTTAGGGAAATGAATTCCCGAGGCATAAAAAAAGCCTGCGGCCAAGAAGCCTTAGGCGAAACGGTCGCCCTGCCGGATAGACTACTATCATCTGTTAGACGTCGGCAAAGATAAGGAGAATATTTGGAACTGGCAAATATTTTTGGGAAAAAGTTGTGTTTTTGGTGGGAAAAGGTTAATTTTGCAGTTGAATTCATTAATATAATAAGGTATGGAAGAAAACTCTTATCTGAAAAAGATCTCAATGCTCATTGATATAACCAATGAGCGAATAGACATCGTCAACAAAGGACAACTCAGACATGGCAGGAGCATCAATTTTATATTGATCGTAACCATCATTCAGTCCATAGTGATAGGAGCCATCGCCATACTCGTCCTAAGATAGTCTCTAAATATGAATATAGGATAGTGAAAATCATAATAACGAAAGTCACCACTTCCATCCAAAATTTGATATTATCCCTCCTCTCTGCTTTCCGTTCCATCTCTGCTTGTTTTCTCTTTTTATCTTGATAATCCAAATATTGACTATCAAAGTAGTCCATATCATCATCTAACCGAAGTTTTCTCTTCTTTGCCATAAATAAAAAAATGACCTGTGCATCGGGAGAGCAGTCCTTCAGCACAGGTCGGTCACAGCTGTATATCTTAAATAGCCATTCACAAGCCCTGCTCTGCCCGTGTCTGACTCATCTGTATTTCTATGGGCAAAGGTAGTATTATTTTCTGAAACGAGCAAATATTTTCCTAAGTTTTTAGGAAAATAATCCTAAAACAAAGGAGAAAAAAGTGGAAGTGCCTTGCTTTTTAAGGAAAATTTTGCGAATTGGTGGAAAAATGATTAATTTTGCGGATGAATTCATTAATATAATAAGGTATGGAAGAAAGAATCGAACGACGCATCAAGCATCTTGAAAAAAGCAATACAAGACTATGGCAATGCCTCTGTATCCAAGGCATCACCATAGCAATCATTACAATATGTTCTCCCAAAGGTAGTATAATAAGCCTAATATTGCGGATATTAGGGTTATAAAGAAACCATATTTAGTCCACTTGGCATTACTCCTCTGTAATGCCTTATCCTGCATTTCTTCCTCTCTTTTCTTTTCCTGAGCAGAAGAATTGCCCTCTATCGACCAATCCGAGCCAACATTCAATCGCCTCTCATATTCCTGCAGATATCGCACCCCTTTGGGAGTTATCCGCCACATGCTGAAGGACTTCTCGATGTAGCACGCCTCGCTAAGTCCCTCAATGATAAACTTGAAATAGCTGTCATCCACGTCTGCTCGAATCATGCTATTTCTGAGTTCTATACTCGTATTATCACCTTTGACCAATTGGCGAAGCAGAAAGAGTGCTCCAGCCTTGGTATCATCAATATTCAGAACATCCATCAGTTATTAGTAAAAACCCCCGATGTAGCTCTCATCGGGGGCGGTGTGTTAAGACATAAGCCTATATGGTTAGGCTCAGCGAGCTAAATTTCTGTGACATATCCTGCAATGCATTTCTGAGGGTGACAAGCTCTTCGTTGGTGAAAGCTGCCGTCTTGCCATTGATGGTGTCGCCATTCATCTTGTGTGCAAGCCAAGAGCGAGACTTGCCAAAGTAAGCCTTGGCGATGTATGCCATGGAAAGCATGCTTGTCACTTCTCCGAATTTCTCCGCCATGGTCAGTTCCTTGACTCTCTCCTCCGTCTTCTTAGCCATGTATCCCACAGCCACAGCGAAAGCTTTAGGGTCTGACTCCTTGAGTGCATCCATCTGACGGCGAACCTCAGCCTTGTCCTCTGCGGTCTTGGCAGCTCTGTTCTGTGCAGCAAGAGCCTTGACCTTATCAATCATTTCCTTGTATTCCATAATCTAATATTTTTAAGTGAAAGAGCGTCCCCCGAGGGGGACTTGCTCATTTTTGGTTTTTAATTTTGTTTTCTAACTCTGCGATTTCTTTTTCTGCTACCTTTCTGAAAGTACTGGGGAACTCTTTCCAATACTCAAGGTAGAAAAGCAAATCGTCTTCATTTTCTTGGAGTTCCTTTGATTTTCGTTTTACCATATTGTTTATATCTTAACACAATGCAAAGATAATAAACTTTTGTTGAATAACCAAATATTTTGGTAATTATTTTCAACATCTGTTGATATTTTAACATTTGGGCATGAAAAAGCCCCCGATGCATCTCGCACCAGGGGCTCAAGAGTTCATTTAATTACTTTATGAAACACAACCAATTGTGGTTGTCATTCTTTAAACATACTGTAGAACTGGCTTATCTATCAAGAGACCAGTGTCTATATCTCCTTTGATTTTGGCAATGCCTTGCCTTATTTTTTCCAAGCTCTTAGCCTGCGGCACCTTAATGCCTGCGGCGTACTGTCTGAGCAGTGAAGCGTTCATGCCAATATATTTAGCAAATGCAGAAATACTGAGGGGATAGTAATTGAAGAAAGCTCCGACATCGAAGACAAACCTAAACTCCAAGTCAGGGAATTCCCTGCCTTCCTCCTCAAAGAACTTTTTCTCCTCGTCCCTGCAAACATAGAAGTCGTCCATGGCAGCCTGCACCGTCTTACCATCGCCAATGATGCCAAAATTGAGGTCATCGGAATCCTTGCTCATAAAGCAGCTAAAGCCTCCCTTGCCAGACTCCACCACTACTGTAACTATTCTTGCCATACTATATGATAATAATGTGTAAATCTAATCAAAAGTGTTCTTCTCGCACACCAAACTTTGATGGAAGAGAGACCTGGGCTAAAGCCCAAGTCTCTGATAGATAGATTTGAGAGTTCCTTTCGGAACCTCTTCAGTTCCATGCCGGGGAACGGCTGAGCATCGTCCATTAGCTGGATTTTGCCAAATGTCGTGTCGGCATCCATGACGAAGCAGAAGGCATCCCGCCTTTCTCAACTTCTTGTAAAGTTCATTGTACTTCATCACTCAGTATGTTTAAAGAACACTTTGTCCTTGTTGGACGATGCAAAGGTAACAATAAAGTTACGAATATGCAAATATTTCGGTAACTATTTTGTTACTTTAACTAAACTTTAACATTTGGGCAGAAAAAAGCCCCCGACTTAGCTCAAAGTCGGGGGCGGTGTGTTAAAAAGGTAAGCCTATATTGCAAGGCTCAGCGAGCTAAATTTCTGTGACATATCCTGCAAGGCATTTCTGAGGGTGGCAAGTTCGTCAGCCGTGAATGCAGACGGCTTGCCATTGACCATATCACCATTCATCTTGTGTGCGAGCCAAGAGCGTGACTTCCCGAAGTAAGCCTTGGCGATGTATGCCATGGAAAGCATGCTTGTCACCTCTCCGAATTTCTCCGCCATAGTCAATTCCTTGACTCTCTCCTCCGTTTTCTTAGCCATATATCCCACTGCCACTGCGAAAGCCTTAGGGTCTGACTCCTTGAGGGCATCCATCTGGCGGCGAACCTCAGCCTTATCCTCTTCGCTCTTGGCTGCTCTGTTCTGAGCGGCAAGTGCCTTAACCTTATCAATCATCTCCTTGTATTCCATAATCTAATATTTTTAGGTGAAAGAGCGTCCCCCGAGGGGGACTTGCTCATTTCTTGTTTTTAATCTTGTTTTCTAACTCTGCGATTTCTTTTCCTGCGACCTTTCTGAAAGTACTGGGGAACTCTTTCCAATACTCAAGGTAGAAAAGCAAATCGTCTTCATTCTCTTGGAGTTCCTTTGATTTTTTCTTTTTCATTGCTGTTACCTTTTTAACACGATGCAAAGGTAATAAACTTTTGTTGAACAACCAAATATTTCGGCAATTATTTTCAACATTTGTTGATGTTTTAACATTTGGGCATAAAAAAGCCCCCGACTTCGTGAAAAATCGGGGGCTTTTTCAAATTTCTTTATTGATTTGTGTCTAATTTTTCTTTTGGATAAATGGATGGAATTTTGTTGAGGACAAACACCACCGCAAGGCTGACAACAGTGGTGACACCGATGGCAATCGCTGCGGTATCGTGTCCGTGCATAGCCAAGTCGTATGCGATGTAACCGAAGAAAAGAATAAGAATGGCACCAATGATTTGTCCCAATGTGCTTTGGTTGAATTTCTTCTTGACGATGGTCTTCTCCACATCAATGCGATGGTCCACTTGTTTCTCCGCCATTACCAAGATGCGGTCGGGAGCACCAGGAAGTGTCTTCTCATACGCTTCAAGATATTCAGGAGGTGGCAATGGTCCACTGAAGCTGCGTTCTTCCTCAAAAGCCATCATCGTGGCGAGAATCGCACTTCGTTTCTCCTCTGGGAGTTCCTGGAGGATGGCATTCACGTCTGCCGGGATGGCATCCTCCATTTGAATGATTTCCTTGTCTTTATCTTGCATAAAGCTGCTTTCTTTGACTATTAAAAACTCTCCTTATATCGGAGTTGACGGTTTCCCAATCTCTCCTCAAGTCGGACGCATTGTCACCCCTCAAGTAATCATTGAAGAGGCTATTGTCGCCACCAATACTTCCCAAACTGCGCAAGCCCTCAAAGAATGGGTGGCGAGACACTGTCATAGAGCGTACGGCTCTACGTCTGTTAATCTTCATCGTTCTCATAACTTGCGTTTTAGTTGTTTTATTTCTTTTCTACCGCTGCAAAGATACGTTGTTTTTTCGAATATCGCAAATTTTAGAACAAATTTAACTATCAAATTGAGTATCAAAATGAAAATAAAGGTTATTTCCTCTTTATTTCATCATTTTTGAATGATGTCAAGAAATGTTCCTACCGCTTTCACCCCATAATGCAATGGAGGGGTTTTCTCGAAAATGGCGCGTTTCTTGTGGCAATTTGCCCGAAAATTGTCATAAGCAGCCATTTTCGCGGGGCAATCGGAGCATTCCGATTGGAAATTTGTGCTGTTTTGCACAAATTTTCCACGGTCATTTTTGCCAACCAACTGAAAAACAACGTTTTATCAAAAGTTGGTGCAAAAATGCGTGCCCGTAGCTTTAATGCTACCCCACACCGCCCTACGCTGGCTGGCAATTGCCACGGCTCGCCATAGCGGAATATGTACGAGTTTTTTACGTGGCAATTGCCTATCCATCTACAACTTGCCTTTGTCGTGATAGCTGTAGTATGCTCCATCGGTTACAATGATATGGTCCATAAAGAAGAGGCGCATGACCTCGCAAGCCTTCTTCACATTGAGTGTGAGCACGTCATCTTGTCTGCTTGGTTTGGTGTTGCCACTTGGGTGGTTGTGTGCGAGTGCCACGATAGTGGCATTACATTGCACGGCTTCTTTGATTATCAGCCTCACGTCTACGGCTGTTTCAGTAAGACCGCCCTCGCTGAGTTTCACGTGCTTGAGCATTTTAAAGTTTTGGTTCATTAGAATGACGTGCGCCTGTTCCACCTGTAAATCGCCTATCATCGGTTGCAGATAGTTATATATTGCCAGACTGCTGCCCATGTCAGGGCGTTGGCTTCCCTTCTCCATCGTCTTGCGCTTGGCAAGTTCAAGCGCTGCGAGTATGGCAAGTGCCTTGCAATCGCCCACACCTTGCACCACTTGCAAATCGTACATGGACAGCCTTGCCAATTTCGACAGCGAGTTGTCCACCATGTTCATCAGCTGGCGTGCTTGTCTCATGCTCTCAGCTGTGCCCGCTCCTCTGTTTATTACCATGGATAATAGTTCTGTATTACTGAGATTGTCAAAGCCATAGTTCATTGCCTTGTACTCGGGTCTCTCGTCTGCTAACATTGTGTTGTAACTTCTCATTGTCTTTATGCTATTTTTCTGTTTGACTTGTTTATCTGCACACCTTGTGGGAAACATCTCTTTGAACGTGCTACACTATCGTAAAATCCTTCTGCCATCTCTTGCAAGCAACCACGCATTGAGATTGGGTCGTGGTGTATTGTTCGACCTAAAAAGATTTCCTCCTCAACGTAAGCGCCTGCGGCTTCGATTTTCTCTTTAAACTCCTCGATGGTCTTGCCACTTGTCAAAAGGTCGTCGAACAAAATGACGTTCTTGCCTTTGAAAAAGTCAGCGTCCACACTCACTTTGAAAACATCCTCATTCACGAAATGGCTTCCTCCGTTGTGCAAAGGCTTGCGCTCCCCGAAAATATGTATGTGCTCATTTGCGGTTTTGACGTTCATTGCCTTCAACATTGCAGCAACATAGCCGAAACGCTTGTTATATTTGGCTTGGCTTGAGCATGGAGCGAAAACCACCACGAAATCGCTCAACAAATTGCCATATCTGTTTGAAAGATACTTCATCAGCAACTTGCCACAAATGCGTGAGGCTGCTCGGTTGCCGTTCTTGAAATCATAAACAAACTGATTGTTTGCTCTCTGCTGCGCTTTGTCTGTGCAAAGGTTCATGTACGAATTTGGTACGTACTCGATAAAATAGCTTTGTCTCATTGTCTTAAATTTTTGAATGATTAAACGTATTCTGGTAATGTTCGGGAGTCCAGAGATTTTTCCCAACTCCAGCTGTGGAGTATTTTTTTTAAATTGCATTCCGTTCAAAGTCCGGTGTGCCCTTTCGATTTTTCCTGTGCTTCCACACTGCGTTGGCAGAGGCAAACAGACGTTGGGTTCTGTAGTAACAAAAGGTAAAAAAATAGTGCAGCGTGAAGTTTTTTTGGCTTTTGTTAGTCCAGGTTCATGCGGCAGTTTGAATCGCCATAAGCTAACTTTGCACAGGAAATTTCGAATGGGGACACATGACGGGCTGAAGGGATGCTAATCAAAAAAAGTACGGAACAGCGAATAAGACAATCCATCGACCCTTCAGGGCGATACCTCTTCTGCAGCAAGAAAACAAAAAAGGCTGCTACTCTCTCGAGCAACAGCCTTCAATCAAAAATAAATTAAAAACCAATAACTTAAAAACTATAAACAATAAAAAATGAGTAATCAACCTCTATAGCATGACAGTCCACCCATATAGATGGCTGTCTGTGGGAACTTCTCTGCCCCAATGCACACCGTATCGAAAGCATCAGAGAAGTCGGTGCGGTTCTGCAGCTGATCTTCATCAGTCTCGATGAGCTTCTCACCTCTCTTGTCCTTGCCATTGTTGTAGACTCCGGCACTCTCAATAGAGATGATGAGGTCCTCATTGTTGTCCTGGTTAATCAGGACCATGTGCTGAGCATGTCCCTTGAACATGCGATTGATGAGCAGCTGCTTCTCGAGATGGTTCATCGGCTTGCCGATATAGATCTCTGACACCAGCCATCCATTGCGACGAAGGACTCCGGCAATGATCTGGTAGAATTTCTCGTTGTGCGTAGCGTAGTCATTGCCTACGAAAGTGGCATCATAATAGAATATGACTCGCTTATCCTTGAGATATCTATAGTAATCACAGAAGTCCTGAGCCAGTTCTGGAAGTTTGCGCTCGTACTTCACATAGAATGAGTTGACGATGCGCAGCTTCGTGTCAGACCCCACCTGCCCGACAACGAGACAGTTGATGTTGGCGTTGGCATCAGAGCCGATGATCAGCGGTAAACCGTCCTCTATATCTGAATCCATGCGGCAGTCCTGCTGGTCACGATGCGGATTGAAGGAATACTGCAGGTCATCGAGAAAGGTGACGTTGGGAGCGGTATAGAAATTCCGATCCTCGTCAAGACCGCTATAGAAGCCATCCTGTGCAATGCCCACGTGCTGACACATGATGCTTGTCAGGAAGGTCATCTTGGGGAGGTCTCGCTTCATCTGTCTGATGAAGTCCTCCCCGAGGACTGCCAGGTTCTGGATGCTGGAGCATCTGGAATAAACGAGGCAGTAGGAACGCAGAGAGTGCAGAATCTTCTCGTATTTCTGCACCTGCGACATATAATAGTCGTAACGCTCTGGGTGCGCTGCCAACTTATTACGTATGCTATGGAGCTGCACGACGACAGACTCGAGCGTCGCGACCAGCTCCTTATCCTGTTTTTTCTCCCACTGCATGAACCAGGAGCCTTTTTTGGTTGCAGAGGTATCTGAAGTAATCGTAAGACCATGGTGCAAGCAACAGTCACCGAAAAGTTGCTTGTTACCACGGTTGGCCGGGAGCGTCTCATTGTTGAGCTGCTCCCAATCAATGAACTTGGCCTCGTCGATAAAGACGTGGTCAAGAGAGAGTGAGTTAGATGTACCACAGCGGTCCTGCGAGATGATATTGAGATAAGCTCCGTTGTAAAATGCGACGGTATTCTCCCAGTTCATCGGCTGGAAGTGCGGATCCTTCCAGTGCAAAGCCTTCCATGGTTTCTTGCCCACGATGTAGTGCATGTCTCGCTTGTAGCCCCACTCCTCGAGGTGAACAAGTGCTGAAGGAAGGATGTTGGTCTGGCATCTTTTGACAGAAGGTGCCACCATGGCCAGACAGGAACCTGGCATGTGCTGGACTGCATAGAGTATGCGACCAGCTTCGACCACACCCTTACCAGTTCCTCGCCCCCACTCGCAGACCAGGTCATGAGGCATGAGCTGCAAGACTCTGGACTGCACATCATTGAAGAATAGTTTTTTAGGCTGACCCGTCATTTGGCAACTCCTCAAAATCAGCGTCCTCTATGTCAGGCATAGAGTATCGCTTCTCCATTTTCTTGATTTTCGCACGAAGATTTGGAATCTTCTGCAAACCGATGACTGTAGGATCATCTGTCATGATGAACTCAACAGGCACAATCTTGTCGAAAGCAAGATCAGGCTCATCAGGTGAGTCGGTACGGTTGTTCTTGATGCGGTTTTTCTGCATCGAGGCGAGAGCCCGGAAGTCACCTGCAGCCTTGGCTGCCTTGCGATCCTCATCTATCTCCTGGTTGACCTTCCACCGCCAGAACTCCTTGGATGCAGCATTGAGGTTGCCGAGCATGAGCTGGCAGAGATGAATATCATCGTATGCCTGACTCTCGCTGATGCCGAACATCGCTTTGTCCTGCTCCACCATTTCCCTCACTGAGTAGCGAGGATAGCGAAGCCAGAAGGCGTAGCAGCCTCGCAGGCGCTCAACCCTGGCCTTGACAACAGCAGAGAGATGCAGGTCTTGAAGCTCATCCTCATTGAGAGGCATGTACTTCATGTAGTCATCGACATTGACTGGTAGACTCATATTCAACCAAGATTGGCAATGATCTGCGAGAGTTCCGACATGACAGCATGGTATGCACCAGGAGAACCGACCTTGGCGAGAGCGATATTGGATGTGCGCAACTCATGGGCGGTCTCTGCCAGTCCAAGCAGGTATTGCTTGCGATAAGGTGAGCGAGGCTCCAGCAGCTCAAGCTTCAGAGCTGACGACTCGTCATCAGACAAATCAATCATGATAGGCACCTGCTCGACAGGTGTCAACGCCTTGCCGAGGTCATAAACACTCTGAAGGAGCAGTTTGTTCTCCTCGAGATAAGGGAATTGTAGTCGTATCATCTAACAAATCATTAAGCATATTATGAACATCGAGATAAACATCTCTATCAGTAGTGAGGAATGTGCATTCCGCACGGTCACCATAAGTCTGGTTCTGAGATGTAATCACAGTAACTAACCACTTGTCGTTAGCGACGAGGATGATTTTGGAGTGATTAAGCGTCAGCTTCACCTCATCAAAAGCCTCCGTCATCAGCCGACTCAGTTTGAGAGTCTTTGCTGAAGCCTTGACGTCAGCCACTAACGTTGAGTGCTGAATCATCCCACGCTTGCGAAGGTTGATCATTCCGCACAAGAATGCGTCAGATGTGGAGAAGGTGGTGACAGCGACTTGCGCTGCACCTGTCTGCTCCAATATCCAGCCCAACAAGCCGAGGGTGTGAAGCCCTTGGCCAAGAAAGACCTGAGAACTACTCTGCAGTAGCGGTTTCAGCGCCTGCTGAATCTGCTTGGCTCTCATCCGGCTTCACCTCCTCTTCGGGAATCACGATGCCAGCCTCCTTGATTTTGGCAAGAGTCTCTGGCTTGATGTCTGCCTTTGCATCAAGCAGGGTGTTCACACGCTTCTCGATGTTGGCCTGCAGCTTCTCAGCCTGCTGCTCCTTGCCATCAGCCTTCAGCTGAATCAACTTATCGAGGTTCTTGGCGATGTAAGAACGCGCATTGCCGATGGCATTGGCAGAGACTACCGTTTCTGTCTTTGCCTCGGCAGTATTCTCCTCTGTGCCAGGAACAGCATGGTCATACGCCTCCATACCCTGTTTGTAGGCATAGTATTCTGTCTTGAGAGTGAGGAGCATCTTCTGGAACTCGTCGTTGGCTGCATTCAATCCCTCGAAGCGGTCACAAGACAACTGATAAGACTTGCATGCTTCGAAGAGTTCCTTAATGCGCTTCCATCTTTGGCAGTTTGCCTCCCAAATTTCCTTGATTTCATCGGGAAGCTGGTCATGATCTGCACGTTTGCCTTTGGCGATGATGGCAGAAGCATCGATGGAATCGGTGTTTTCTGCATCAACAAAAGGAAGATGAGGTGCGACTTCAGCTGCGAGCTTGTCAGCATCAGCGGTGGAATCGACCGCTTTCTGCAGTAAAGGTGTCACCTCAACGTCAAACTTGTGCACTTCGTCAAGAGTCATGCCCTTTGTGCGATAGCCATAATGCTTCTGCAGCTCATAGACAAGATGGTCAAGCATCTTCTGAGGTCTCAGCAGAATCTGCTGATAGAGATGACGGTTGTTATTGATCTGAAGGAGCATCAAGGCGCCCTCTCGGATATTATCGTCAGTATGTTCGCTATCGAACCACTGCTTGATTTTCTGTGTGAAATTTACATCATTCATAATTATAAACTTAAAAAGCGAGGCGAGCCATCGTCAGCATCGCCTCGCCAGGAACATGGTTAAAAAACTATATGGTAATGAACTCTACACATCACCTGCTTGCGCCGTCTTCAACTCACCAGTCTCGCCAGAGAAGGTGCCTTCAGATGTAGGAATGTCACCAAAATAGAATGGTGGCAATGTCTCGCAACCCACAGACAACTCAACTGTTGTGTTGGTCTCGTCTGTGACAGACGAACCTGAAGACTGCGCAGGTGAGACAGAACACTCGAAGTTGTCATCACCGAACTGACGGCATTTGCCGTTGCGCTGAGGAATCAGAGCAATGACATCCTCGTTGAGGAGCATTGATGCGAGCGCAGACTGCTCCTCCTCTGTGCCAGGGAATGTGAGCGCGAGCTTGTTGAGCATGGTCTTTGAACCATTCTCGCCCTGTGCCTCTGATGAGAAGTTGGACTTGTCCGTTGCCAAGTATGCAACAATGAACTTCTTGTCAGCAGCCATCGTGTGTGACTCCTTGATAACAAGGTAGTCCTTCATGGATGCTGCCTTCTCAAGCTGCGGTTTAGCCAGCTGAGTGATCCATCGACGTGGTGCAAGATAGACCTTACGACCTGTACCAGGCAATCTCTTCGCTCCAGGACACTTCAGAAGATCCTCGTAGAGGTCTGCTGACTCTGTGCATGATTTTTTTTGCTGATCTGCCATATTATATATAATAATGTATTATCGTATGATGAGACTCCTATACTGCTGCAGGAATCTCATCGTAACCGAACAAGATGCGCTCCTTGCTGATAGACTCGAACTGAGTACCGAAGTACATTGTTGCAACAAAGTCAATCAAGAAGTGAGATACCAGTGACTTCTCGAACTCGAACTTACAGTTGGTGCCTTCAGTGGCAAGACCAATGAGCATGTTGCTGCCTGGAGTGATGATCTTGAAGCCAACAGGAATGTTGTCAAGGCCAATGAGTGTACAGTTGTTGCAACCGTCGAGCTTCGACTTGCCGAACTCTTTGTTGTAGTTGACACTACCATAGACGCTGCGGTATGCACGATCATAGCGCATCAACTCAGAGCTGTTCAGGAACATGAATGTCTGGGTGTTCTTGAGCTTCTGGTCTGCAGCATCGTAGAATGCCTCCAAAGCATCAACAGCATTGACATTTGTGATGGCCTCAGTTTTGAAGAGGTTGCCCTTCTCTGTAGAGACACTCTTGTTTTTGATCTCCTGATCCGCGATAGTCTTGAAGCCATCGTAGAGATCTGCGGTCTTCTTACCCCCAGGGTTTCGCTTAGCTGTAAAAAGCGTATTGAAGAAACTCTCACCCACCTTGGCAAAGAGGTAAGCACCAACGAGCTTGGTGATAGGCTGGTTTTTGAGTGCATCGCCCTGAAAAACGTTTGAGCCATAGATTGACTCACGGACAGCATTAGGCTCAAATGGCTTAACGCCAGAACCCAAGTATGTCTCCAGTGTACGACCGGTGATAGTCACGCCATTCTCATCTACACGAGTAAGAGAGTATGGACCAACCTGCATGTCTCCATTCAACTCACCAACGGTCTCTTTGCCACGAACACCGAGTCGACGGCTCATGTATTTGGCAACCTCGTCCAAAGCTCGCGTTGGCATCTGTATCAAGTCCTTGCGATACTTGGCATAGCTTGTGTTGAGTGAATCAGGAGTAATCTGAATTGTGCTTCCTTCAGTAACTGCCATTAGTTAATCTGTTTCATTGCTTGGTACAACTGATCAGCATCAATATCCTGCACACCCTCATCCAGATGCTCCTCTGTCTTGGCTCCTGGAGCCTTCTTGAGGTCGGATATTTCCTGATCCTTTGCTTTGATGTCCTTGTCTTTTGCCGCCAATTTGGTTTCAAGATCTTTGACCTTGTCGTTAGCAGCAGTGAGATCAGCTGCCGTATCGGTCAGTTTTTTCTCTTTGTCGGCAATGGCATCCTCGATTTTCTGCATCTCTGCATCGGTGAGTGTAATCTTCTCATCGGTCACTTCGAAATCATCCTTGCGTTCAAGGATGTTTTGAAGGTTGAGGAATTTCTTCTTCATTTCATTTAACTTAGAGTTATTATTGAAAAACTCCTTGACACCTTCGATTACTTGTGTCATGAAGTTCTTTGATGGTTTCTCAACCGTTTCGCCCTTGATTGGCGGGAGGCCCAAATTCTGACAATAAGAATTGGTGAATCTCTTGGCAAGATTGGTTTGTCTCTTGCTGTCCTCCTCATCCAAATCTCTTATCTCGTCAATAAGCCCCATCTCCAGAGCCATCTCTGGTGTCATCCAGCTGCCTTTGTTCATCTGCGTCACGATTTCTTCAGATGTCTTGCCGCATCGCTGAGCATAGACAGATGCAATGACCTTGTCTATTGTGTCAAGGTCATCACGCTGCTTCTGGAATTTTGCAATCAGCTGGTCAAGTTTTTCCTTGTTAGCAGACTCCCAAACAGTGACTCCTGTTGACGCATTATGAATAAGCATGGTGCTGCCTACACTCATGGTAACGTGCTTGGCACCCATGCAGAGGACGGTTGCAATAGAAGCAGTCATGCCCAACACATGGATGTTGACCTTGCCATGATCCTTGATAAGTTGATAGATGGTAAGACCTTCATCAACGAATCCACCCGGTGAAGAGACAGCAATATCCACTTCTTCATCAGAATGTGAGTCAAGGTAATTCTTGACATCCTTGGAGCGTGTGCCGTAGGTTCCAGTCCACCAATCATATCCTGCACCTATGGTACCGCAAATCATCATACCGTATTTCATGCGCTAATCTTTTTTGATGCAAAGATAAGCATGGCAATTGCCTAAATAAAATACGTAGAATCACTCTATACGCGGTGCCTTGCGGTATGCCTGCCACTGAACTGTGACTTCGTTGAGTGTGCTTGACGAATAAGAATCAGGATGCACTTCAGAGACATTAATTGTCGGATAAGGTCTTGTTGAAGAACCGATGAGGTATCTTCGACCATCCAAATCTTCAAGCAGATATGCATATTTGTCTGCAGTATTGATGTCCTCCTCACATGTGCGATATATAAGTTTATGCGTATATATCCGCACTTTATCGTCATATTTGTCGGTAATTTCCAACTTAGCTGGGCGCTGGAACGTAACACTCTCCCACTCCAGGTTTGTCGGCAGAGCAAATGTCTTATGTCCAAGAAGTGAATCAAACGGCAACTTGGACGTCAGAATCCTCTGAATTTTAGTGATGTGATTAAGATATCTCATAATGTTAAATATTTCATGTTTGTTCGCAACTGTTCGCAGTTGTTCGCAGCTGTTCAAAAACAGGGTATATAGTAGATGACTTTATGACGTTAATTTATGTTATTACGGCATCTTTTATTATTAAAGAGGTTGACCCCTTGTTTCTGGTATGCCTTTCGCATACGATACCATTTCATGCGAATGGTCTCTGCATAGTCTATGTCTATGCCTTTGTTTTGGCACCATGCACGGAAGGCGGACATCTTCTTGCATGTAATATCGCTGAGGTCTCCGAGGTCGCTCCACATGTTGATGCGGAACAGGTCATCAAGGCTCTCCAGCAATGCCTGCTTGCCGAAGCTGGTCAAATAATTGTATGTCTCCGGACTCTTGTATTTGGAGGCAGGAATGCAAATGGCCACGGATTTCTCTGTAGGTTGTTCGGGCACATTATTGCAAGGGCGCTTTGTGGTCAGTCTGCGTATGACAGCATTCTCATTGCTTGAGGCAGGGAAAACCACAGGGTCGCCAAAGGAATTGGTAAGCCATTGTTTCATGTACGGCTCGACTTCGAGGTAGATAACGAATTTGCTCATGAAATATAAATTAAAAACCCTGCAAATTTATGAAATAAAATCGAAAAAATACCGCAAGTGCGGTGTTTTTATCAAAAAGTCCCTGATTTTTCCTAAGTTTTTAGGAAAAAACATCATAAAAAATTTGGGACACCTAAAAATGCCCGTTTCAGTTGTGGCATTTGTGGCATTTTTTATAAGTATCTGATTATCAGATATTATCTTATTTCTATAAATGCCACATTATATAAATAAAATGCCACAATGCCACAACTCCCTTTGGACTGCCCAATACGTTGCCACAAATTGCCACATAAATGCCACAATGCCACAGCCCTCTAAACCGCTGAAAATCAACGATGCCACAAATGCCACAAATGCCACAACGAAAAAGGTGTTCGTATGTATGCAAGAAAATGTTGTCCTAAGAACACAAAAAGCCCCGAGGAAGAACACCTTCTTCCCCAGGGCTAAGGATATGATCTAAACAATAACTAACAACCTATAATTGGCAATCCAGCCTCTTTCAACTCGTCATCAGTCATGATGTAAGGGTCTTTTGTGGCCTTCTCTTTTTCCTCATCACCAGCCTCTGTCTCGAAGTCTATACCATATCGCATAGATATCATCTCATAATCGAAACATAGTGGCCTGTCTTTATACCATAATGTCTGTCGGCCAACCATTACACCATTCTCATCTTTTTTCTCAACCGTTTCCGGGAGGCCATTCGGGCCAAACTTCTTAAACCGCTCTGCGTTCTTGGCCGTGCCATAGAACTCTGGCCCAATCTGCAGATAATGCAGCAGCGACTCTTTCGGCAGTAGGTTCACGTCCATGGAACGGCCCAACTTGCGGTAAATGGCCATGGTTATGTCCTTGCGTATCATGAGGACGTTCTTTGGCTGTGACCAGTTGTCAAGCCTTGTCTTGTTTGTTGACAGGTTACCGACCAATTTGATTTTGAAGTCCTGGTCCTTGCGCAGCTCTCCCATCTGGACTGCAGCATTGATGATATTCCAGAACCCAGCCACCTCATCGGTAGAATTACACATTGAGTTCTGCCGTTTGATGTCTGCGACGACAACTGACAGCAGGTCATCATAAGTAAAAGGGAACTCTATGTAGTCTCTGATGGCAATATAGCTTGCCATCAGCACAGTCCAGTTGGTCATGATGCGGTCGAGAATGTTATCATTCTCCAACGCATTCTCAAGATCTTCAGATGCTTTTTTCCATGCAAGACCGAAAGCAGCTTGGAATTGTTCTCTATGCTTCAGTAGCTGAAGTGTGATATGTGTCGCTCCTATCTGACGATAGCGCTCCAGCTCTGCGAAATTCATTTTCTCCTCTCTTGTGTGCTCACCCTTATCGAATGTAAGATAGATTATTCGAGTAAAGAGCGCAATATCTGCAGTAGGCATTTCCTGACCAGTAAGGATGATGCCTGAGTCAACTTTAGCCTGCACCAGTTTTTTGTCTTTCTCCATATTCATTTTTGTGCGGCCAATACCATTCCATAGGTCTTTGAGCCACTGCACCTTGCGGTTGTCGATGGCATTCTGATATTCATCGATATGCACCAGTGCATCATTGACACTCCCCACATAATCAGACAGGGCTGGCATGGATGCATTGGTGATAGAAAGTGGCTCGTACTTCGTCTCATATTTATAGAAGAAATTCATCAGCGTCGCAGCAAATTCTGTTTTTCCACAACCTTTCGGGCCAAAGGCATTAAGAAGAGGAAAACTTCTTGACTTCTGAATGACAATATCTCTGAAAAGTGTAGCTATGTAGAAGCACAAGCCTACCTTGGCATTGTCTCCGAACACCTGTACAACCTTGGAAAAGAACTCTCTCTGTGTAGTAGGTGAATCTGTCATTTTCTCGTGCCGGAACTTCTTCTCATTGACATATAGCTCCCGGCTGTCGATGTTGAGCTTGCTCATGGCCGGAAGGTAGAACTTGCCTGCAGCGAGTCTTAATATTCCCATATCGTCGATGGGAACCCATGACCCTTGCTCAATGGCTCCATTGCAGAACGCATAGAAGCCCTCTCGCTGCCACCCAAGCTGCTTGATAGGATCTGCTGTCTCTGTAACTCGCCCGAGATAGCCCAGCAACTTGATGAGCTGCTCATCCTTGGCCATCCATATATAATCACCCATACCGAACAGGCGCTTACGAAGTGAGCTGCTTGACGTGATCTCTTCCATATTCAACTCTATGAGACGTGGCTGTGTCTCTGAATTGTTGTTGTTAATTTCAAAGAGTCTGACAGGATTGAAGTCATCACGTATGTGGAAGAGTGGCTTCAGTTTGAAGTTGCTCCACTGCACTTCATCACCCTCCTTGTTCGTTCCAAAATAGCAATTGTCATGCTCGGTGAATCCGAATTCACGCAGCATGCTCATGTCACCCTTGCGCTCCTTCTCCTGCTTCTCGGCCACAGCTGCAGTCTTGGCACGCTTGAGTGTATTCTTCCACTCCCGGTTATGATTATACTTTCGGCAGAGAGCTTCAAGATAGCTGCTCTGTGTATCTTCGTCTCTGACAAGCATGAGGAGCGAGCATATATCAGCTATAGCTGACATACGATCTTCGGTAGTGTAGTTCTCTATATCCTCAGGTGTTGGCCAATACTTACGAGTGCAATACCAGAAGATGAACTCTTCATCTTTCATCTGCTCAAAATGCCCTTTGTCTTTAATCCAGGAATCCGGATCTTCTTTTTATAACCGCAGGGTAGTCAACAGGTATTTCACGCACATTGACCGTGAATCCTGCCTCGAGAGCAGCTCTACCATTTTGAAAAACATTGACTGTACCTGCAGGATATTTATTTCCTTCCTTCAGAGTATCAGCATCTGGAATGAATATGACCTTATGTGCTAACTTGAACAACTGCTTCAGCTGATTGGGTGTCCAGGCACCTCCAAGCGATGCAACAGTATTTAGGATGCCAATAGACTGCAGTTTGATGACGTCAGGGCCACCCTCAACGAGGTAGAACTTATCTTGAATTCTCGCCTGCTTCTGTGCGAGGTTGATACCAAAAACGGAAGTGTCCTTGTGATAGACAATGCTGTTTTTGAGATTAAGATATTTGCAGATGTCCTTGTTGTCGCTCATCGTGCGAGCGGTGAAGCCGATGATCCGGCTCATCTTGTCATATATCGGTATGGTGTAGCGATCGCGCAACATGGAATATTTGCCACGCTCACCCTCGCCAATAAGACCGACCTGCTCCAATAAATCAAGGTCAAGAGCTTTGTTCTTGGCCCAGGTCATGAAGCCTTCTCTTGGCGCATATCCTATGCCAAACGTCTCGATGGCATCCTCACCCCAACGTTTCTTAACAGCCTCCCTTGCCTGAACAGCTCCTGGAGTATTCTCGTGTATGCAGTCAACAAAATATGACTGAGCATAATTGAGGACTATGCGCATGGCATCCTGCTCCTTCTGTTTCTCCAACTCCTCATTGCTTGGTTTCCAATCGTCCTCAATATCCTCGTTGAGGTATTTCTTGGCCAAGTTTCGGCATGCTATTGGGAAAGGCAGGTCATTCTCTAATTTTCTGTAAAGAGAGATGACATTGCCACCAGAATGGCATCCGAAGCAGCGCCACGTATTAGTGGCTGTATCGACATAGAAAGAAGGCCCACTCTCATTATGGAATGGACAACAAGCCCAATGTCTTGACCTGCTTTTTTTGGTGAAGCTGACGCCACCATTCTCTGCGACTTCAAGAATGCTGACATCACTTATAATTCTGTCAATAATATCTTGTCTGATCATATCACGAATATTTCTCCTGCAAAAATAGATTGTAATCAGCTAAACTGAAAATACTATACTATTCTGCGCATTATTTTTGCTATATCCTGGTTAACGAAAAATCTTAGCCTCCTATCGAAAGTCATACTCCGCTCCAGTATAAGGTATGTCAGGGCATCCTTATATCTGCCCCCCCGATTGTTCCATTTACTCTTAATCTGTTTGTCTGACCAGTATCGAAACTTCATATCAGTATATCTCATTTTTTAGGCTTTTTGAAATTAGTACACTTTGAGTTCTCCATGAAAAAATCATAATCATGATCACTCTCTATATCCTTGTATAGTTCTCGATGCGAGCACCCCCAGAACCTGCAAGTGTTTCCTTTGGCCCATGCGCAGGTTTTATGGTTCTCGACGAATGTTTTTTTCCGAAAAATTCTGCTAAAATCTTCTGAATAGCTTAAAATGAGCGATTTATGAGTGTCTTTCCTCAATAGAGGTAATGACTTGGCAATAGTTTTAACTTCTACATTCTACATAAGTTTGCCTTGCTTGCCAAACAACTCTTTTCGGATGCAAAGTTAAACCTAAAATCTGAAAAACGACACTTTTTGCTTTGTTTTTATAGATTATTAATTTTGGGTTGGAAGTG